ATACTTTTTCCAAGGCTTCGTGGTTGAAGATCCGCTCAAGGAAGATAAACTTCCAGACAACCCTATCCGTAGATTTATCATTGGTCCTCAGATCTACGCTATTATCCGTTCAGCATTGATGGATCCAGAATTGGATGAGTTGCCAACAGACTTTCTGAAAGGTCTTGACTTCCGTATTGCCAAGACATCCAAAGGTGGCTTTGCTGATTACTCTACATCAAAGTGGAGCCGTCGTGAACGTTCACTAACAGATGTTGAATCAGCAGCAGTAGAAGCACACGGTCTTTTTGATCTCAGCGGATTCCTGCCAAAGAAACCCACAGATGTTGAGTTGAAAGTAATGAAAGAAATGTTTGAAGCTTCTGTAGATGGTGAAGCCTATGACATGGATCGTTGGGGTCAATACTTCAAGCCAGCAGGTATGAGTCAGGCCACTGGTGATCCTAATCGTCCAGCAGCGTCGGCTCCTGCAGCAGATGCAGACGACGAACCCGCTCCTGTAGCTAAGGCCGTTCCGGCAGCGGCACCAGCAGCTTCGGCAGGTGATAACAGTCGTGCGCAAGATATCCTTGCCATGATTCGCAATCGTCAGAAGCAGTAATAGCTAAACATAGAGTGTGAGGTAACTCACACTCTATTTCTCAACAGGGCAAAAATAATATGGCAAAAGCATTTGATATTTCTAAATTTAGAAAGTCAATTACTAAATCTATCGACGGTTTAAGTATTGGCTTTAACGACCCAACAGATTGGGTCAGTACAAACAACTACGCATTAAATTATCTAATCAGCGGCGACTTTAAACGTGGTATTCCGTTAGGTAAGGTAACTGTGTTCGCAGGTGAAAGTGGTGCAGGTAAGAGTTTTATCTGTTCAGGTAACCTAGTTAAGAACGCACAAGCACAAGGTATCTTTCCTATCCTGATCGATACAGAAAACGCACTAGACGAAAAGTGGTTACACGCACTTGACGTTGATACAAGCCCAGATAAGTTGTTGAAACTTAACATGGCCATGATTGACGATGTGGCAAAGACTATTACAGAATTTGTTGCAGAATACAAAACAATGCCCGAAGACGAGCGTCCTAAGGTGTTGTTCATCATCGACTCGTTGGGAATGTTACTGACTCCCACGGATGTTAACCAGTTTCAAGCCGGGGATCTCAAAGGCGACATGGGTCGTAAGCCTAAAGCACTAACAGCACTGGTTCGTAACTGTGTGAACATGTTTGGATCATTAGGTATTGGTCTTGTAGCAACTAATCACACATACGCAAGTCAGGATATGTTTGATCCAGATGATAAGATCTCAGGCGGTCAAGGTTTCATTTACGCATCTAGTATCGTTGTTGCTATGCGTAAACTAAAACTGAAACTTGATGCAGACGGTAACAAGACTACAACTGTACAAGGTATTCGTGCAGCCTGTAAGATCATGAAAACACGTTATGCAAAGCCCTTTGAAAGTGTACAGGTCGAGATTCCTTATGAAACAGGTATGAGTCCATATAGTGGATTGGTCGACTTGTTTGAAGCCAAAGGCATGCTCAAAAAAGAAGGTAACAGCCTTGTCTACACCACCAAAGACGGTGAGATCATCAAACAGTTCCGTAAGGCATGGGAACGCAATGAGAAAGATGGGCTTGACATCGCCATGGAGGACATTTCAAAACATGGCGAAATTTCCGCTTCAGAGATAACTACTATTGTTGAACCTGAAACGGAGATTACTGAATGAAAGAAGATTTAATTGCTGACCTGTGGCATGTGGTGATTGGACATATTCCTGAAAAACAAAGACCAGATGTGGCCACTGATTTTGTAAACACATTGTTGGACTATGGTATTAAAGAAAGTGTGTTAGACAGTCTGCAAGGAGTAGATCCTTTTCTCGACGAAGCTATTACATACGCTATCGACGGCGAAGAGATCGATGATGACACAGACAGCTACGACGAAGAGGAATAAATGAATTGGTACGACAAGGTCAGTAAAGATATAAGCAACATTCCCGATGCTGCGGCCTATTATGAAGCTGAGTTAATCGAAGCAAAACAAGATGTCCGCATAGCGGGAAACATCGAGAAGGCAAGTTCGCAAATGCCTGGCATCGTGGAAGAACGTTTTAATCAACTTCAAGAAATTGAAGGTATCCTTGAGTACTTAAACATTGAACTTCGAAGGCTTCGTAGTCAGCATTTTCGCAAATATTTAGAAAACTATCAACGAGCTTTATCTTCTAGGGACTGTGAAAAGTTTGTAGAAGGTGAAGCTGACGTTGTAGATTTTGAAAAGATCATCAACGATTTTGCCTTGCTTCGAAATAAATGGTTAGGTATTATCAAAGCACTTGATCAAAAACAATGGCATCTAAGTAACATTGTTAAACTACGAGTATCTGGTCTAGAAGACGCCAGTCTTTAAATACTGGATAATATACGCAGATAAATATCTGCATGAAACGCATTGTATTAATCACCGGAGGATTTGATCCTCTTCACTCTGGGCATATTGCCTACATCAACTCAGCACGAGAACTCGGCGATTCGTTAATCGTTGGAGTTAATTCTGACGAATGGTTACGCAGAAAGAAGGGGCAAGAATTTATGCCCTGGGAAGAACGTGCAACTATTATTTCAGCACTTCACTATGTTGATCGGGTTATTAACTTTGATGACAGCGATAACAGCGCCAAGGATGCTATTAGAAAAGTTCGATCAATCTACCCGACTGCACAAATAGTCTTTGCCAACGGTGGAGACAGAACCAAAGAAAACATCCCAGAGATGGATCTACTTCAAGAGATGCTTCATTTAGATTTTGTATTTGCTGTCGGCGGCGATGATAAAAAGAACTCAAGCAGTTGGATCCTACAAGAATGGAAAGCACCTAAGACAGAACGGCCTTGGGGATATTATAGAGTGTTGCATGAAGTTTCGGGAATGAAGGTAAAAGAATTAACCGTTGAACCTGGAAAAAGTTTAAGTATGCAACGACACAGCCTACGTGCCGAGTACTGGATTGTCAGCGAAGGTGAAGCAATAGTTAATAGACAAATGGAAAGCGGGTATTCCTTACCATCTGTTCATTTAAGAAAACATATAGAATATAAAGTGCCTGTAAAAGAATGGCATCAGTTAACTAATCCGTTCGATGTCCCAGTAAAAGTAGTCGAAATACAATACGGCGAACAATGCATTGAAGAGGACATAGAAAGAAAATGATTCCAATTTTTATCGGATACGACCCCCGAGAAGCTATAGCATACCATGTATGCACAAATAGTATTATTAGACATTCTAGTCATCCGGTGAGTATTAATCCCTTGGCATTGAATATACTAAAAGACTACGAAGAAAAACACACAGACGGTAGTAATCATTTTATCTATAGTCGTTTCCTAGTACCTCACTTAATGCAATATAAAGGTTGGGCAATATTCATGGACGGCGACATGTTGTTACGAGACGATATTGAAAAGCTATGGGCATTGAGAGATGAGTCAAAAGCAGTAATGGTTGTTAAACATGACTATAAAACTAAAATGACTGAAAAATATCTTGGTTCTAAAAATGAAGATTATCCTTGTAAAAATTGGTCAAGCGTGATCCTTTGGAACTGTGGCCATCCTGCCAATGCTGTAGTTACTCCGGAATTTATACAAAACGCCACAGGGGCACAGGTACATAGATTTACATGGCTCGCTGATGAGCTGGTTGGCGAATTACCAGCTGAATGGAATTGGTTAGATATTGAATATGAATGGAACCCCCAAGCAAAATTAGTTCATTATACATTAGGTACTCCTTGTTTCCATGAGTTCGCCGACCAAGGCGATTTTGCCAACGAGTGGCATAGAGAAAAAATTTATGTAGATTATTGTCTACAACACGGCCTATGATATTTCTCAGCAAAAACGGAGAAGATCCCTACATCAATATGTTTGCACAAGGCTGCAAAACTAAATTCACAGCCACTGAAGATTTTCAATACAGCAGCAGTCAGGATCCTATTGTGCTGAGAGGTATTCTTAAAAAGAAAATAATTCACAAGTGCTGGGAAGATCGTCGCGATTTCTATTATGTAGACACGGGCTATTTTGGCAATGAAATTACAAATTCTAATCCTAATGGATGGAAGTATTGGCATCGTATAGTAAAAAATGATTTGCAGCACAACACAGTAATAAAACGTCCGGATGATAGATTTCGACATTTTAACAAAAAAATACACGCATGGAAAACACCTGGCAGAAAAATATTGATTGCCAAGCCTGACGAAAAACCTATGAAGTTCTATGACTATGACATGAAGACATGGCTGGATCACGTAGTAGCGACTATTAGACAACATACTGATCGTCCGATTGAAATTCGTGATCGTGCGGCTAAAAGATTAGATCGCATGGTGACCAATACACTACAAGAAGCCTTGGACGATGATGTATTTGCCCTGGTAACTTTTAACAGTGTAGCAGCCACTGAGGCTGTGTTTTATGGGGTGCCAGTCTTTACTTTAGCTCCTTCGAACGCAGCAGCGCCTATGGGATTACAGGATCTCAGTCTAATAGAAACGCCTCGATATCCAGACACTGACGAGAGATATCAGTGGGCATGTCATTTGGCCTACGGACAGTTTCACAACAGTGAGTTATCTTCCGGACGTGCATTAGAATTACTACAAGAGAATTTTTAAAATATGAAAGCACTTATAAGCGACAAAGAGATAGCAAATTTTTTAGTCACAACGATTGCTAACAGTTTCAGTGATGCTGACATAGAAACTGCACTGTCTCTCGAATATAACGAACAAGAAACAGGCAACGAAATTTTAAATATTATTGAAAAGAGAGATGCAGGTAAAATAGATAAGTTTAAGGATAAGTTAAAAGGAAAACTGAGGTTAGCAGTAGATAGAGATTTACGAGCTCATATCGAAAAACTTCAAAACTTTTTAAACAACACAAGAAAAAGAAAAGAATATGTTATTCGACAAAACTTTTCAAAAATTGTGGAAAAGTTAGGTGTTGAGAATATCCTAGACTTGTATAAACTCAGCGATGAACACGGGTTTGTTAAGTCAGTGGGATTACAAATTGATGAAAACACCCAGTTAGTTAGACGATCGACATATCAAAATTCGTTAGACGACTGCATTTTAAGAAACACCACAGGCAACGAAAATATCTTGGTTGACAAGATAGATAATGCTCTTCCGTTTTGGTTTATTGATTCCGGATACACTAATTTTTTAGAAGGCAAGCAGAAAAAATGGCATCGACTAACTAGAAATCACATCCATCAATTGCCAACATTTCAACCGCCGGTTGACAGATTGTCGATATTTAAAGAATTTCCAAAGCCGTGGCGTACTGGTGGCAGCGATATATTGATAATTGAACCCGGCCCATTTTCTGCGGCAATCTTTCATGTAGATGTACAACAATGGAGGAATGCCATTGAATCAGAATTGAGAAAATACACCGATAAACCGATTAAATTTAGACCGAAAATAGATAAAAAGAATAGACAATCATTATACCAAGAATTATTAAATGAAGATTATTATTGTGTGATAAACATCAATTCAAACGCTGCCACTGAAGCAGTGTGGGCAGGAATACCTATAATTACACTTGACAGACATATAACCAATTCGATTAGTCGATCAAAGATTTCAGAAATAAATGATCTCGCGAGGCCGCATTTAGCTAATTGGCTGTGCATGCTCAGTTACAGTCAATTCACCTACAATGAATTAATAAACGGCACTGCATCAGCAATAATAAAAAACTATCATGTCTAAATATACTGCGGTTGCATACTTCGGAGGAATTCCTCCTAATAACACCAATACAGAAAAACCGTTAATCTTGACTAATTTCTGTCAGGGGGTAACAGCCGCCGGCGACACTGCGATATTACACAAGGGAATGGATGCGATTCCATGTGATGTGGCGTTAATTCAGGGATTTGTACACGAGCATGGCAAAGACTCGCCCCACCTTAGATTAAGAAGAGCTGCTATTGATCTGCAAAGAAGAAATAATAAACGATCGTTGATTGTTGATAGTAATTTGTTCTTATATGCTAATAAAGAAAATCCGTTACACTACCTTAGATATAGTTTTGATGGAGTATTTCCAACAACAGGATTTTACTTTGATACTGAAATTGATCCTAGCCGCTGGCAAAAAATCAGCAAACATTTAAATTTAAGTTTAAAAGATTATCGAAGTCACGGCGAACACATATTAATATGTCTACAGCGTAACGGTGGGTGGAGTATGGCTGGACTTGATGTACAAGATTGGGCTATAAACACTGTTAATATTTTAAGACAATACACTAATACCTCGATCCTAAAAGTCCTAAATGTAAAATAAAATTTTCTAAAGCAGTTAGACTCAGTACCAACACAAATTTAGTAGACGACCTGCGTAATTGTTGGGCCGCAGTGAATTACAACTCCAGTCCAGTGGTAGGAGCAGCTATAGAAGGCATACCGATATTTGTCATGGATTCGATCAATAGTCAATGTGCTGAAATTGCCAACACTGATTTATCAAAAATAGAAACACCAACTATGCTAGATCGGCAATCTTGGGTCGAACGACTCGGCATGTTTCATTGGAATTTCCAAGAGCTCACCTCCGGTGAGTGTTGGCAGCATATACGTAAGTTTATTAAATAAGTTAATGTATAAATTTCAAGTAACACAGTTAGATTGGTCAGAGAATCCGTGGTTTCAAAATTGGGAGAACATAAAGGTTGTAGATACCTGGGAAAATGTTTCTAGCGATCTTCCAGTAATTATTGGATCTGATTTATTAAAATATCAAGTACGCCAGTGGTTAAAAACTTCTCAACCTGCAATTTACATAGGTCGAGGATACCTAGGTAATCATATAGGCAAAGGGCGTTGGTGGTGGCGGTATAGTATAAACAGTTGGGCCAATACACAATTAATGCCAATACCGTATTCTAGATGGAAATTAACCGTTCTAATCAAAACGGTAATTGGACCGATCAACTGATGGATAAATTTCCAGGAGCAACTATTAGGATCAGGGCAAAGGAAAGAAAATCCAAATTACGATGGGCAACACTATGGAGCGATCTAGATTGGGCAGATCTTGTAATCGCTCAATCATCTGCAATAACCTGCGAAGCATTTTGGTATGGAAAGAAAGTTATCAGCTTAGAACCGTGTCCGACATGGGCAGCTGGAAGAACCTTTCTAGATAATTGGCAGGACCCTACAGAACCAGCAGGAAGAGAACAATGGCACGAGCACCTAGCATGGAGTCAGTTTTCTAGAAACGAATGGGAAACTGGAATTGCCTTCGATCTTATTGAAAAATACTTAGGTCCTGTTATGGATTATAAATCTAATTATTCTTATAATCTAGTAGAAGATTTTAACTAAAATCTTTCATCTCAGCTATCATGGTAGCATAATCAACAATATCAAAGTCAAACTCATTTCTAGTATCTATTAGAATTTTATTGACTGGCTTTGGGCCTTGTGTTCTCAATATCGTTTTACCTAACTGATATATGTCGTTTATTTTTGACACCAGGTCGTACTTGTTAATTTTGTTTTCATTATTAACTACATGATATACGCCTGTTATTGTAGGGTTAAGCATATATTTTTCAATACACTTTGCAAGTTCTAATGTGGTAATACCATTCCACCAAGCATTATCCCATCCTTGTAATTCCTGTTGTGGATTAGTTGTAATCCATTGAAAAAGACCGGTGCCGTTTGATTTAATCTCCGGTCCTATGATGCTCATTCTAAATGTGATATCTTTAGCATTATTAATTTCACCTAGTGATTTTGACTTGCCGTATGAGTTGGTTTCGGTGTGCGTATCTGATTCAATATAGTTTCCTTTCTTGCCGTCAAACACACAATCAGTTGATAAGTGAACTACTCGTGTTTTGCTGTTTGAAAAAATATGTTCTAAAAAATGCGGAAACCATCCATTGATTAATGCAGCACGGTCCGGACGATCGTTACTGTCTTTGACTAACAACCCTATACAATTGATTACAAAATCAAACGTATCTACAGCTTCTCTAAGTCCTTGTACTTCTGCAAAGTTCTCAATGTCCACAACAATATCTGCGTTAGATCTTGCCATGGTATTTACAGTATGACCCTGTTGTTTAAGATATCGTGTAATAACATGGCCTGCCATCCCATTGGCACCGATTACTAAAACTTTCATATAAACTTACCTTTCTTAAGCATTTCTTTAATTTCTTGTTTGTTCATTATTTTAGTCACAGATGAAAACTCTGCATACGGAAATGGTGCATGATCTTGATAACGAGTGGCCAGTGCCTGATTGTATCCTGCTGGAAGTGTTAAAAAGTAATTGCTGTCGTAGCAAAAAGACAACTGCGATTCGTGATGCGAAATTAACATTTCGTCTAGTTTTTCACCGGGGCGCATTCCAGTTTCTTTAACTTCAACAACTCCGTATTCGTCCATTAACACCTCTGCTAGGTCTTTGATGTAACATGCAGGCATATTCATCACAAACGTTTCTCCACCTATGCTGTCAATGCTTGCTTTGAACAGCAATAGAATAGCTTCTTCTAATGTTAAAAAGAAACGTGTCATTTTTACGTCAGTGATTGTGATCGGCCCGCCAGCTTTAATTTGTTCAATGAAGAACGGAATGACAGATCCGCTTGACCCCATAACATTCCCGCCGCGGATACACACAAATTTAGTGTAATCACTTAAATCGTTTGCTTGAACAATGATCTTTTCGCCTACTGCTTTAGTCATGCCGTACAGATTTATTGGCTCAACTGCCTTATCTGACGAAACGTCTATGACTTTCTTTACACGATTTTCAATAGCAGCATTAACAATGTTAGTAGTGCCGTTGATGTTTGTTTTAATTGTTTCTTGGACATTTTCTTCGCAGACTGGAACGTGCTTAAGAGCTGCAAGGTGAAAAATATAATCGACGTCTCTAGTTGCTTGTTTAACTGCATCATAGTCTCTGATGTCACCGATTATAAATTTAAGTTTAGAATTATTAAACTTACGTTTCATTAATACCTGCTGTAACTCCCCTCGAGAAAAACAGATAATTTCTTCCACATCATAATTCTTTAATAGCATGGTGATTAAGGTCTGACCCCAAGACCCAGTTGCACCGCTTACAAAAATTCTAGTTCCGTTAAACATTTTGATTCCTTAACATAGTAATAATTTCTTCGTCTGAATACAATTTTTTGTGACTTATAAACTGCATGAATTCATCATAGGACACAGATTTATACGACTTAGGTGGATCGATCTTAGTAGCCGGAAGTTTAATCAATGTGAATCCAAAATTAGTACTCATTGGATATATTTCAAATGATGTTTCTTGTAACATATAATGTAACAACTTAAAAGAATCCGAACACCGACTAGATTGCGTGTATTTTCTAGAAGGAGGAATCATATCATGTAATAAAATCCATTTAGTAGCATGGTCTATAGAATTATTAAAATCACGTAGGACATAATCGTAGTCATGGTTAGCATCAATAAAGATTATATCGAATTTCATTTCTGCGGGCAACGAACTGAAATACTCGTCGGTGGTTCCGGTATACATGGCATTGCCGTTCATGTCTACTGAAAATTTGTTGTCAGACTCAATTGCATTAAAATTTCTGTTGTCGTTGACACCTAGCTCTAAATAAGAGTATTGTTCGATACCGGGTAAATGATTGATAATAATACTACTCATGTGTATTCCTTATATATATTTTCTTGACTTCCTGGGAGTTGCTACTGTTTGATCGGCTGTTAAAAATGTGGCACTGATTGCTGGTCCTAGATCATAAGTGTATGAATCTTCTGCTAATTTTCTTTTTACAAATTCTTTAGAGGCTTTTGCTTCCGGATTATATTTTGGATTATCTGTATCGATCCATTTCTGTAAAAAATGTATTCTTGATCGATCATAATTCCACGATGATTTACTCTTAGAATATTCAACTTCTTCTGTCACGTACATAGCAATGTTGGCTTCTTGTAACCGAATATAAAAGTCATCATCTTCGTATCCACCACCAACAAATCGTTCATCCATCATTCCTATTTGTCTCATTAATTGTTTTTTAAAACCAAAAAATCCAAATCTGTAAAGTCCTACCAAGCCGTACCCTTGATTGATCAGAGACACTGTTTTTTGTACATCGGCAGCAGTCGGCAACATCTTATCAGACATTATAATCACAATCTCGTTATCCGCTGCTGCTGTACACACATTTACTAATTTAGAAAAAGAAGGATATCCAGTACCGTCGAAGTAATTAACTTTTTCAGGAAAGATACTCTTTTCTATATTAGGAAACAGCTGAGGTTTATTTGAAATCACATAACAGCTATACTGCATTGAAATCTCTCCAATAACTCACCTTTGCATTTGTTAAACTCTTTTTACCGTCTTTTTTCGTCAACGCCATGCCCATTACATAATTGTGTACTTGAATTATAACATGATGCTGATTAATGGCGTTGTCGGCAGGAAGATATGTTTTAGAATATATGTCTAACAACTTTTTGGCAGCTGCTGGCTTGATTGCATACCCGCAGCACCCTGGCATTGAGCTTTGATAGTAATCAGCGGCAGCTGGTTCGCCTTCGGGATTATCGTAATAATGGCGATATCTGTCAGTTTTTTTAGGGTGGCCTAATGCTAACACCAACACATCGGTCCACTCAACAGGAATATAAGGCCTCACTAAAACTATGTCGTCCTCCCAAATTACAATAGGTTCGTTGAGTTCTACACACTTTTGCCAAAGTCGGTAATGACTATAAAAGCATCCTTGCACCCCTGGACTAAAATGTAAATCGGGATTCATAAGTTTAACAATTCCATTAGCTGGGGGACCTTTAATGCCCCAGGGATGCATGGTCCTTCCTTCAGCCTTCATCATGGCCATTGCATCATTTCCGTAAGTGCCTTCGAATAGTTCTGCTTCAGACCCGAGTTCAATTAATTGATTTTTTAAGGTAGTAGCTGTGTCAAGTGACGCTTGAATCTTAGATAAACAAATAATAAAATTTTTCATTGCCAATATGCTTCTGTTCGTTGAACTTTTAAATCTTCAGGTTTACTGCGACCTAATTTCTTTCTGCCGCCTTTGAGGTGGTCCAACCAGGCACCCCACTGACTATTAATCAATGGATGCCCTTCACCTGAGCTGTTTCCTGGTTGAGGCCTAAGATCGTATAGATGTGCGGCCCAATCTAACTGCCGCATCTGTGGAAATTTTTTACGAACAGCATCAAACACAAAGCTGTCGTGCCACTCGTCTAATTGAAAAATTCCCTGTTCGGCCTGATCGTAGAATCTTTGAAATTCTTTTAAGAATGCCTGTACGTTAGGTGAACGTAGATTCATGGCATACAGACCGCACTCTGAATATTTTCCTTTTCTGCCGAGATAACACAGTTCAGAGTCTACAGGAATCATTCTATATAGATCTTTCATAGTGATAGGACTGTGACATATTGTATCTGCATCCATCCACACCAACATATCTGCATCTGTCTCTTTAGCACAGTCGAAGATCGCATAAACTTTATGTGCGAACCTAACAGCATGCCACTTAAACCCTTTACCGGCGTCTTTTCTTTTAGATCTCACAGGGTCAGCAGAGACATCGCCGTTGGCTTTAGGCACATCTTTCCATTGATTTTTAAATGTCATTAATTCTGGAATTTCTTCAAGTCGTTTCAGTGTAACATGATCGTGATGGCGTATAGCAGGATTACACATTTCTGGATAGATGTGTAAAATCACCTCCGCAGGCCAATTTTCACAGAAAGTATCGATCATCTTCTGTGCATATTTTTTCAAACCATCTTCATGGAATGTAGTAACGACTGCTATTTTCATCTATAGTGTTCCCATACGTGAAAGATTCCCTGAAGACTGGTACAGGCCCATCCAGAGTTATATAAAATTTTTACTTTTTCATTTTCTACTCGATCGCCGCCTTCCACAAACAACTTTGAATTGTGTTTACGCCATATAACTTCTATTTTGTCGAGGTGATCTAACTGATCAATGTCAACAAAGATCGATGACATATCCTGCAAGTGATCCAATTTAACAAAGTTTTCTTTATATACGAGATTTTTTGCTCTGATAGCTGGCGGCAACTCACTGACCACAAATACTGTGTCATATATTTCTAAGACTTGGTCTAAAATACCAAAAGCCGACCCTAGCACCAGTGCATGTGTGTTGTTACGTGACAGTTTCATCAGTCTTTTTTGAAATTTATTCATAACCCATAAATATACAACAGTATTAACTACGTAGATTATTTATTAAAATTATGCGCTTCAGATTATATCGCGAATATGGTGCCCTTAACAGTCCTCCGGTGTTTGACGCCGTGGAACAGGGGTTAAAACAACTGGGTCATGACGTTGTGCATGACCACGAAGATGTAGCTGTGATCTGGTCTGTGCTTTGGGCCGGAAGAATGCGATCAAACAAAACGATCTACGACCAATGTCGGCAACAGGGAAAGTCTGTGATGATCATAGAGGTGGGAAATCTCAAACGAGGCGTAACTTGGCGACTAAGTCTTAATCATATCAACAATCTCGGCGAATTCGGCAATGAAAAAAATCTAGATCATTCACGTCCTCAACAGTTAGGCATAAATTTACAACCAGTATCAGATACACGACGTGGTGAAGTACTAATTGCCTGCCAACATCAAGAAAGTCTACAATGGCAAGGCATGCCTGAAATGAAAAATTGGGTGGCAGACACCATTGAAAAAATAAAACAGTACACTCACAGAAGAATCCGTGTGAGATATCATCCTCGTTCGGCATTTCCGTTTAAACAGTCCGGTGTAGTGGTAGAAAGACCTGTGCTGGTTCCGGGCAGCTATGACGATTTCGATATTTTTTACAATTATCACTGTGTGATCAATCACAACAGTGGACCAGCAGTACAAGCAGCCATAAGTGGCGTACCTGTGCTGTGTGATCAGTCAAGTCTTGCTGCTGATCTCAGTATCAAATGGTCAGAATTAGACAGCCCATATCTGCCCGATAGGACTGAATGGTTTGTGAAACTTTGCCACACTGAGTGGACTGTGGAAGAAATACGCCAAGGCATACCAATTACAAGATTATTCAGTTGACAACCAGAATTTTAGGCTGTATACTTGAATAATGCTATCATCAGAATTTGCCGAAGACATATTTACAGAGTTCTACGACCAGGTCAGTCAACAGAAAATTTCAATACAAGGCCAAGATTTCTCGCCTATCTCAAGTTTCCATGAAAAAATTATCAATGGCAGCGAGCTTACTAAAAATCAGGCAAATTTCCTCATAAAATTATTAGAAAAATACAAGACCATGTCTGCTATGGCGGGGTTTGATTATAGACCTCAACTGCAAGATATCAAATGGCGTAGAGGATTTCGAGTACTTGATCTCAGCAAAAAAATCTATGTAGAGCTTCGCGAAAAGAAACTAGAAATTTGCCTAAAATTTCCCTATCAGCTGAAAAAAGAGTTCGAAGACGAAATTGATAACGGAAAAAATATTCAAACACATAGTTTTTGGGATCACGAACAAAAGGTCAGACGCTTGGATTTCTATCATTACAATCTAATTGCATTGTACGAATTTGCTCTGAAGCATAATTTTGAAATCGATGACACATTTATGAGTGTGTTGGCCGATGTTGAAGAAATTTGGCAGAATTCTGAGCATGCAGTGCCTCGTAGTGATATCACTATCTATGGCGTGTCATTAAAAAATGCCTCTGAAGAAACGCAAACATGGTGGGGGGATCATAAGACTAATGACCCATACAAAGATCTACTGCTGGCTAAAAGCATGGGATTTTTGTACCAAGAAAAACCCCTAAATTTGGCAGAAAAAATAGCCAGCAGATCTGAAAACACGTTCTGGATAAAAGATAACAAAGATTTTTTTGCGTTAACAAAATTGTTTTCAGGAAGAATATGTGTGTTGTTAGATAGGAGCAGCGCCACGTTGCCTTGGCTACAAAACTTCGTGGCAGATGCTGATAAAAACGGTGTTTCACGTGAAGAAATCAAGGTATGTTTCAGAGACAGTAAAGAATCTAACACTGGGTTGAATGATTGGATCAAGGTCGCTGGAGTCGGCGGTCGAGTGGAAACCGGACGGATACTGATTTTTGAATCAAAGCCAGCCAAGTGGTTGTTTAAGTCAGACAATGATGTTACACTGTTAGTAACAAATAACATATTTCCTCCGACAAATATCATGGCGAGGGACTGGTTCGGTTGTCATCCTTGTGTGATATATCTTGGTGATACTAAACCGACAGAAACCAAAGGACAAAAAATTGTTGAACTGTAAATTGACAATCAAGGATGAAGTAAACATCAAAGTAGATGGACTGCGAGTTGAAACACGACGGAAAATTGTCAATAAATTAAAGTTCGATTTACCATATGCAAGACACATGCCTGCTTATAAACTAGGTCGGTGGGATGGAACTAAAACTTATTTTAATATAGGCGGTAGCGGATACCTTGCACATCTTGATGTGATTCTAGCAGTGATCGAGGATGAAGGTTATGACATCGAAGTTGAAGATCTAAGGACGCATCAGGAATTAAAATTTGCTGCTATTGATGAAAATTATTGGGCTGACCTCGGCAAGACTTGGCCCAAAGGACATCAACAAGCTGGAGAACCTATTGTGCTGAGAGACTATCAGTACGAATCCCCAGGCCCTGCAAGAAGTTGCTACTGGTGCTGGTAAAACTATTACCACTGCGACACTAAGTCATTTATGTGAACCATATGGACGCACTATGGTAATCGTGCCTAACAAGAGTCTTGTGGTGCAGACAGAAGAAGACTATCGAAATTTAGGCCTGGACGTTGGTGTATACTTCGGTGATAGAAAAGAATTAGGCAAGACACATACCATATGTACCTGGCAGAGTTTGAATGTGTTAGACAAGAAGAGTTATGACAACGACACGATGACATTGGCAGAATTCTGTGAAGGGGTCTGTGCAATCATTGTTGACGAAGTTCATCAGGCGAAGGCCGAAGTGTTAACAAAACTTCTAACACAAAACTTTCGTAACTGTGCTATACGTTGGGGTCTTACAGGAACTGTACCTAAAGACGCATGGGAATTTCAAGGCATATTAGCCAGTATAGGTCCTGTGATAAATCAAGTGTCTGCACATGATTTGCAAGAAAAAGGTGTACTGGCACAATTAAATATCAATGTGTTGCAGACTAATGATGTGCAGGTGTTTACGTCATTCCAGGACGAATACGCATTTCTTGTCACAGACGATAACCGATTGCAATGGATTGCTAATAAAATTGCTGCGCTATCTGCCTCTGGTAACACTCTGGTATTGATCAATAGGATTGATACCGGTAATAAATTAATCGCACTACTACCTCAAGCAGTGTTTGTCAGCGGCGGTATGAAGTTGGATGACAGAAAGGAAGAGTATGATGAAATTAAAACAAGTGATGACAAGATTATTTTGGCGACTTATGGTGTGGCCGCTGTGGGTATTAATATTCCACGCATTTTTAATTTGGTTCTTCTTGAACCCGGAAAGAGCTTTGTCCGCGTTATACAAAGCATTGGGCGAGGCATTAGAAAAGCAGAAGACAAAGACCATGTAGAGATTTGGGATATCACCTCTGCTTGCAAATACAGCAAGCGACATCTCACAGAAAGAAAGAAGTTCTATAAAGAGGCCAAATACCCTTTTACTATTACCAAGGTTAATATATGAGCGAAAGAAAAATTAAAGAATGGGCATGGAAAAATAAAAGATTGGGCATGGCCTTACATAAACAATTTCAGGACATACATAGACATCGGTGCCAGTACAGGAACTACTTCATCGCCATTTATTAATTCGTTTGAAACAATATATTGTTTTGAACCCAATCCCAATAGTTTTAAAGAATTGTCTAAGTTTCCAAAATTAATATGTCATAATTGTGCATTAGGCAATACAAATGAAACGAAATTGTTGGTGATGAATTCTATGACTCACAATCCAGAACATGGGTCATTGTCTGAAAAAAGAATTGAGGGATGGGATAAAGCAGAAACCTACGAAGTTGAAATAAAAAGATTAGACGATTTTAAATTTGATTTTGTAGATTTTATAAAAATTGATACAGAACAATATGAATTAGAAGTAGTGCAAGGGGCTTTAAAAACTATTAAAAAACATAGACCTACAATCTTTTTTGAGAATAAAAGAGGTGAGGCAGATCAAGTGATTCTTCTGCTGTTAGATCTAGGATTCACAGTAAGAAAATGGAAAAGCGACACTGTTGCATATTTTAGAGATTGACATGGCGAAAAGAACCGACCGATTAACTGTTCCAATAACAATACCGTTTAACGGAAAACGAAAACACTTCCTAAAGCATCTCATAGAAACCAACGGACTTCAGACCATGATCGAAGTTGGTGTAGACACTGGAAAGAGTACATTTTTTTTACTAGATAGCATTCCTAATTTAAAAATTTATGCCATCGACACAAACATAAAACTATTTTACAATGACACAATTAAAGAAAAATACGGAGACAGATTAATTCCTATACAAGGCTATAGTTATAATGTTGCAGATCAACTACCAGATAATTTCGCAGATATTGTGTTCATAGATGCAGATCATTCATACGAATCTGTTAAAAAAGATATTTTAAAATATACCCCTAAGTTGAAAGAACGGGGATTGCTAACAGGCCACGACATTGATTATCCCGGAGTCAATAAAGCCGTCAGAGAACTAATCACCGAATTTGATGTCGGGCCAAATTTTGTATGGATTAAGAAACAAGGAAAAATATGAGAATACTTACACTAAACAATCAAGCATTTGATTTAAACGAATTACCAGACGAGGTAGATGAAGACACAAGATTCTCGGTGCTGGACAATTCAAATCCCCAGGAACCAGATTTCTTTTTTATGCCCTTGATATTTTTAGAATCATTTAATTCGCCTGCCATTGTGCTGAATATAGGCGGGTATCAGGTACAGATGCCGTTAGACTGGTGTATGGTAGTAGGAGACAAAGACTGCGGACTTGATCCAGAAGTGCTGCCGTTGACATCAATCAACGAACGAGGCTTTGATGCGTTAGTGTTCAATCCAATCAAAGGATTTAGGGCAGAGTTTATGCCTATAGAAATTGTTAACATATATCAAGACGTGAGATGGTATTTTCCTAAAATGAAAAACGGACAGTTGTTAACAGTACCGCTCAGTGAAGAGACAAACCCACCCTGCGTGTTTTTTGTCAAAGAAATTTCAAGACAAAGTGAAGTATTGCAACTTCACAAATTGATATAATTAAATATACACATTAAGGAGTTAGCATGAAAGCAGGAAAAGTGTGGGGGCAAACAGAATTACTAGAAGCCAATGGAGTTTTAGAGTTCCATCGCATCGAAGCCAAGGCAGGCGGTGTATGTTCTAAACACAAACACAAATTTAAGTGGAATGGATTCTTTGTAGAATCTGGAGAAATGATTATTCGAGTTTGGAAAAATAATTACGACTTAGTTGATGAAACAATTTTAGGTCCAGGACAGTACACTAAAGTAGCGCCAGGCGAATATCATCAGTTCGAAGCAGTTACTGATTGCGTGGCCTTTGAATTGTATTGGGCAGAATTCGATCACGATGACATCGAAAGAGACACTGTTGGATATGCCAAAGATGGGAAATCTTAAACCTGGTGCAACATATATCTATGAAAAAGCAGACGGTATAACCTATGCTAGAGAGTTCGGTGCTCCACATAATGACCGATTCGAAATTGGTAGAGATTAT